TAGTGATGATTTTATTCGTTCTAATATAAATGGTGTTAAAAATCTACTCGATTTGATTCGTAATAAGCAGGGGAACGTTAGTGACCGACCGGTGTTTTTTCACTTTAGCACCGATGAGGTGTATGGCGATATCACTACAGGCGAGCATATGGAAACTGATATTCTTAAACCTAGTAATCCATATTCGGCATCGAAAGCCGCCGCCGATATGTTGATTTTAGCGTGGGCCCGCACATATGCAATTAATTATATAATTCTTCGTCCAACGAATAATTATGGTATTGGACAATATCCTGAAAAGCTAATTCCCGTTGCCGTCAAGCTATTAATGAGAAATAAAAAAATCAAACTTCACAACAAGGGGGAGCCTATTAGAAATTGGCTCCACGCCCATGATACTGCTACGGCAGTCACTACTTTAGTAGAATCTGGAGTGATAGATGAGATTTACAATGTCGCCGGCGGTTTTGAACAGAAAAATATTGATACCGTAGTAAAAATTTTAGAATGTTATCATGAAAGAAAGCAGGGCAATTGGGATGAATATCTTGATCTTTCGTATGTTAGAGAAGGGCAGGATGTTCGTTATGCTTTAAATGATGATAAATTACGGGCGTTGGATTGGCGCCCCCAAAAGACTTTCGACACAGAAATCGAAAAAATAGTTGAGTATTATAAACACAATTTTAAATGGTAAGGAGATAAAAAATGCAACTATCAAACCAAGCTATCGGCGCTATTATGATGGCACTTCAAGAGTCCCTCATGCATGAGCTTGATATTTTGCCCATTTTGCAAGGATGGGAGCTTAAACAAACAGATGAGGGTTTAATCGTTACAAATCCTCCCACGGTAAGACTGCCACATGAGTCGGATGATGATTTGACCGCTAAAGAAGCTTAATGCCGCGTTATAATTATCGTTGTAGTCTGTGTGAAGATAACATAATCATTTTCCACGGTATCAACGAGATATATGAAAATTGCGAAAGCTGCGATGAAGAAAAAACAATGGTTAAGGTTTTCTCTTCTCCGATTCATATTAAAAAAAAGCCCCACTCCATTGACAAGAAGGTGGGCGACTTAACTAAAGAATATATTGAAGCGAATCGTCAACTTTTAAAAGATGAAAAAGATAAGCTTAAGAAGGAAACTTATGAGTCGACTTGAAATTATTTTAGCTGCACTTCTTTGTGTATCATTTGTATTAAATGTAGGTGTGTTTATATACGCGCGCGCTGCTATCAGCAGATTACTTAGTGTTTCCGAAGAGCTAGGAGATCTTCAGCAGATGATTTCGACATTTGCCAGTCATGTTAATTCGGTTTATGAATTGGAATCTTTTTATGGAGATCAGACTCTTAAGCACCTTTTAGAACATGCTATTTCTTTCAATGAACAACTCGATACGTTCGAATACATATATTCCCTCACTGCACAGGAAGAACTAATAGATGAAGCAAGAGACACCCCCGAAGAAGACACGCCGCCGGCGTAAAAAAAACCATTATTTTACGCAAGATCATGAAGATGCTATTGTAAAGTATACACAAGTAAGCTGTATTCGTGAGCGCACCGAGCTTTATGTGCGTTGGATTGAGCCAGCTTTTAATGAAATGGTAGACAAGATTGTCTTTACATATAAATTTACTAATTTGCCTAATTGCGACTCTCTCCGAGATGAATGTAAAATATGGTTAATGACTATTTTAGATAAATATGATCCTTCTAAGGGTTCTAAAGCGTTCTCTTATTTCTCAGTAATAACAAAGAATTGGTTTATTCACAAAGTAAAAAGACAGCAAAAACGCAATCGGCGAGAAGTAGATTATCAAAATATTTCTAAATCATATGAAGAGGAATACTTATCTACCTCCGAATCGTATTTATCTAACAGAGAAGAAGAAGAATTTTGGACCTCATTTTATACGGAATTACAGTCGTGGGATGCGTCCCAAATGAAGGAAAATGATTTAAAAGTATATAAAGCCATTATCATCCTATTTGAATCTCGTGACGATATCGATATTTTTAACAAGAAGGCTATTTATTTATACCTAAGAGAAATTACAGGCCTTAACACTAAACAGATTGTTAATTCTTTAAAAAAATTTAGAAAAAAGTATTTTATTTTTAAACAGGAGTGGGAGAACGGCGATTTATGAGTAAACAAAATTTAGAATCGCTAGTTGACGAAGCGCTGGATAATATTCGCAGCGATCGCAAAATGGCTCGCGAATTTCTTAATGAGATTGCTAATCAGATTGCCACCGATGCTGAACAGAATAAATATTTGAGCCCCGTGGCAGCTAAGCACATTGAAACCCTTCAGAGATCCAACGAACAGTTAGTTAAACTAATCGGACTACGCCAGAAGGCATCTTCTAATACTGCCAGCTTGTCTGACGATGATAAAAATAATTTATTTGATATGATTCAAGGAGACAACTAATGACTGCTACCCCGATGGGATTTATTGATATGTCCACTTTCACCGATCCTACCTCTCGGTTTGATTTGGTTCGTAAGGCTATATGGAATTCCATGCAGTGGGATGTTTGGAAGAATAAAACCGAATGGCAAGCAAAGGTTCTAAGTCCTCCGATTCGATTAACTGATGGAGATGCCAGCGGCTTAGATGGCACCGGCCGACCACCGCCGGGCAGGAACGCCGGCACCAATCGCGATCAAGAAGATCGTATGTCAGGCGCCGATGGTTTACCACCTAATACAACTAAGTTTTGGTTTAAAGCGAGACTTTTAGGAAATCCATCACCTCACGATTATATTACAGATCCTTGTCGAGCTGATATTGCTCAAGATGGCGATCGCGCATATCGCTTAATTGGTCTTCATACCACTTTTATTTCTGGGGACGATCAAAGTACCGAAGCGGTAGCTACTCCAAAGGTAGGAGATGTTGTAAATGTAACACTCACACCCAATCAGTTTTCCTATGACTTGGCTTTTGGGAGATTTAATAGTATTGCTACTTCGTCTCCCGCCGGTATGGAACCTCCTGGCCCACTTATCTCAGATGAAGAGCTGGAGAGGGAACGACAGATGTCCGCTGCAACACAGGAGATGCGCCAGCAAGTCCGCGCTGAAATTTTAGCGGAGCAGACCCAGGAACCTGATTTGAATCCCGATTGCACGCGTTTACAAGGTCTTTTCGCGGATTTTGATCCGGCTATATTTGCTCCGCCCGGCGCCGCAGTTACAACCGCAGGCGGCCCGATGCCCACCGCCGGCACTATTACTCCTGAAAATGTTATTCCCGATCCCATCGCCCATGCTCAATCGCTTGGCTATGAAACGTGGACGACGCCTTATAGAATGTGGTTTTTTGGAATTCGCAATGGAGTAAGAGGGAGCGAAGCCGATGCATTTGACGATATGATTGGGTGTATCTATTACGATGATCAGGGCGTACGTCATGATATTTATTGGCCCGGTACCGTCGATCCTGGAAATCATTTTCGCTTGGATCCGATTCACAATAACCCTGGCACAGCTTTTATGAAGGCCGGCCAATATATCGATGCCTGGAAACGACGAGACCACGGCCTTGATAATCCATACCCGGCTTATGGCCAGAGAGGCACTATTTCTCTACATCGCGACGAGATTTTAGATATTCAGGCTGATATTCCTCCGTGGGTACCCGAAGAGCAGGTTTACACATATGAATCTGCTCGTACTGGGATTAACCTTCACCGATCATCTACCTCTGGAAATTCGACCCGGGTCGCAAACTGGAGTGCTGGCTGTCAAGTTGTGACCGGTGAAGGATCTTGGGAAATGATGCTGCAGTTAGGGGATGAACAAATATCGCGCCTAGGCGAAGATCCAGATAGCGCTACTTTCTCATATACCTTATTTAATAAATGGTTTGAATAGAAAAGATGTCAAGAGAAAACCGAAACTTTTATACTGAAGAGCAATTTAATACATATCGTCGCCGCACGATTCAAACACTCCAAGAAAGAATGGATGGCCAACAGCCCATCAATCAAATTCCAGGAGAGTCGGGTGTTTTTCATACCTCTGTACCTGAACCAATTCTTAATTTTGTTCAATCGCCAGACCAGTATCAAATTCAAAAAAATAATGCATATATAGTGTTAGCTCATGACCGGCCTAGTGATTTAACATCTGGTTATGGCCGGGCCGGCGCCCAGCGCGCTTCTTCGATTGATATTGTAGTGGGGCGCATGGCGGCCTATTCAGATGGCCTAGGTCCTTCCGATGGCGCTTCAGTTCACAATCATTATGGTTTGGATGCCGCACGCATCGTATTAAGTCAAACTACTGATATTGATACTAATTTTGGCTTAGCAGAAGGAAAGATAGGAAGCATCCAAGGACGCTCTGGAATCGGGATGAAAGCTGACTCGGTGCGTATTATAGGCCGTGAGGGGATCAAAATTGTAACCGGAAAGGCGCCTTTTCGCAACTTTGGGCCTACTGGAGAAACAAATTCCCGCGGCGGCGAAATTTTACCAGCACCTAAAATTGAATTAATAGCTGGCAATAACACAGAACCAATAGAGATATTAGGTAACGAGTTTCACCCTACAGCGAGAGTAGATATTTTACAACCTGTAGTGTTGGGTACAAACACACTCGACGCCATATCTGAATTATCGGGAATAGTAGACGAAGTATGGAGTGCTCTTTTCAATCTGTCATTAATTCAGAATGCCATGAATGCAATATTGGCGGTAGACGTAATAATGCCACAAGGAGGCGCTAAGGCTGCAGCCACTACTGTTGCGGCCACGCAAGTAATTGACAGCGTTATGAGTAGTTTGTGGCAAACGCGCGTAAATAAGCTAATGTGGGAAGTCAATTTTCTTCAAAAGTTCGGATATAAATATATTTGCAGCACCAATGTTACAACTACCTGAACGGGAATTATAATCATGGCAGATTCTAAATTTTTAAAGTGGCAAGATAAAAGCAATACGTTGCTTCCTGATATGTGCGATACGTCTGAGATCGTAGTTGAGCCACCTTGCCGCTCCAAATGCGTGCCCGATAGTTGCGCTTCGGTACCGGATTGGAAGATGCTTACGTCAGCTGATCCATTCTTTAATGGAAAAATTTGTCTTTATCAAGTTACAGTGCGCACCCCTCATACCAGCATTAATGAGGATAATGAGGCTTTGGATTCTCTCTTTGAGAGTTATGCTGAAGAAGCTGCTGAAGCATTTTTAGTAGGATTCAATAAAGAAAACACCGCAACCACCATAGCTACAATTAAGTATTCTCTTCAAAATACGCAGTATGAGTTATCTCCACGTGCCTCTTCTCGTTTAAAGTTGCTTTATTCTGTGCCCATAGAGGTTCTTGATTCGATACCTGTGGTTGACTTGAATGATCTTGCAGACTCCACCGATGAAGATGGCGAGGGCGGCAGCGGGGGTTTTGTCACTTGCGATCCGGATCGCATTGGTGCTAATCTGATCAAAATTCGTAAAACGCTTCATCTCTATGAGACTTATCGTACGCTTTTCGCCACCATTGATGGTGGAAATCTAATTGTTGAGAAAACAGGAAAACCATTTTCAGTAGCGCGTTATGGTGATCGGGGGAGAATGAATAAATCGGTTTTATCTAATATCTTGCCAGATTTAGAATCTTTCTTTAATGCAAAAGGCTATCAGTTGCCGGGTGTAGGGCGCCCTTTATCGGGGATTGGCAAACAAAGTATCATTCGTTTTGAGATATTTTTTACTAAAAAATATAAAGTTAAGAGAGTAAAGATCTATACGAAAAATTGTACTGATGATGGAGTTGAATTCAAGGGTAAATCATTAAATTCGCTTAAAGCAAAATCCTCCTTTAAAGATCCTACAGCTATGGCGTATTTTGCAGCCAATGCGGAAATGATTAGAGACATTACTTCACGACGCCCAATGCCGTGGAAAGAATTTCTTGTTAAATATACATACCCGACGTTGTTATCTACGTATGATTATCCTTCCCTTGAGAGCACCACACTAGAATCTCCTTATAGGATTGGTGCAGTGGGAGAAGTGCAGACATTTCACAATGTACCCCAAAATAAGGGTGAAGAATCTGGGGTGGAAATTATTCGGAAGCGCCTCAAACAGGAAGGCAAGCAGCTTGGCCAAGATATTAATAGTGAAGTAATGAGCTTGGGAAAGGCCATTGCGTACCAATTTAATGAAAATTTGTGTGAATTAACAATCGAAGAGGTAAGAGAGCGCCAAACTAAAATTGGTCTTTTTTATGATGAAGAAGAAGATATCCATAAAACTATTTTTGCCGTAGCTGCTGAACAAGCATTCGCTCAAGTAGACTTCTCAGAAGCCGCCTTCCCAACGTTGTGTGAAAATGCTATCAATGCCATTGGCCAGATTGGCACTCAGAAGCCAGACTCTCCAGAAGAAGAGGAAGAAGAGACCTCCACTCAAGATGGCGCCGGCGAGAATCTTCCCCTAGGCGAGCGCGTTGGTGCAGAAGTTTCTGCAACCCTTACGGCCGGGGGCATCATGGCGCTCTTCGCGTGGTGGGAACTGATGGAGAATATTAAAACATGTGGTCTTACTAATTTAATGATTGAGACTATCAATTGTTTGATGAAAGGTTTAACGCTTCAAGAATCTCTAGGTAAAATTGTAGAGAGCGCACTCCAGGCAATGCCCGTTGAAACATTTGGAGATTTTTTACCTCTTCTGCCTCAAGATAAACGAAATGAGCTAGACGGTGTAATCCGAAAACGCCTTGTCACAGCGAGACAGGGAATTAGACAGAATGAATTTACCAATAGCCAGGAGCAGATCGCGCAAGGTGAGCTAGATGACTTAGATCGGGCCACTTACGAGGCTCTGTTAGAATTAGATTCGAATTTCGGCGCATCTATTGTTGAGCCAAGCCAGGGTCTAGGCAATGCTCCTACTCAGGTGGACCAGCCTCAACTTGGTGAGGATCCAGCGCGCCCTGAATTAGCAACACTGGCCGATCGATATACTAAGATGCAAAATTTTAGTTCAGGTTTAGACAGCAATACAATTAAGGGAGCCTATATTAATGCAATTATAGACACCTACCAAGACAACTTATTAGAGATTGTAGAAATTCTCAATGGATTTCCTGGAGCACCTCTGATAGCTCAGGTTATCAGTTCTTTAAGTTGCCCTCGACCACCTATTATTGAACCGTCAGTCATGGATTTCATTAAGGACTTAGAGCTTCCATACTGCCGTAGTATTCAAGATATATCAGCCCCTAAATTACAAAATCCTTTTGAAAAGCTACCAAAACTCAAAGATCTTACATTACTCTTAAAAGATGCTGCAAAATTAGCAATTCAACAGGCAATTATATCGGTCTTATTAAAACTGATGATACGTATTTGTGGTAGTCTGGGAAATAGTTTATGTAAAGCAGCAGAAACTTATGGTGATGCTGCCCTGTCTGGATTGTTTCCGGATCCGAGCGCACCATTTAATCGTGATAAGCTTGAAAATATTATTCGCGATTCTATTGTGGGAACGTCCGCTACGGATACTGAATCACGAAGTACCACTATTGCATTGATTAAACTATTAGGCACCGGCGGAACAGAGTTCGCTGATGAGGAAAAAGTGATTGAGTTTGCCGGCGACATTTCGGCCTCATCGACGCGACTCGAATTAATGAATGCAATGATGGGATCCCCATCTGTAGACTTTATTGAAATTGTAGATACCTTAATCGAATATGATTATCCAGAATTCCGCGAAGCCCTCCCTACGACAGATTCGATAGCTGAGTTTTTCACCAACATTGGTTTTTTGATGCCCGCCCCCGTCCGCGCGGCTATGGACGACTTTATCAACTCGACACCGCAGAACGACGTTTTCCCCGCTAATCCATCAATCTGTACAACTCAAGAAGATTTGGATAGATTTTGCGATCTGAGGACTGAACTTCTTGCAGGCCGCGCCACTCCGGAGCAAGCCAAGCAGATGTGCGAAGACGCCCGCGACGAGTTAAAAGACGATCTTGGTGACTTAAGTTGTATTTTACAAGGTGGGATCAGCGCCGCTTTAGTTAACGATCTACCGTCCATGGTTTCTGATCCGGGATGTAATGATGGACTATTGCCGTTCGAGCCGGCTGAATTGGCTGGCTCAACCACTAGCAGTTTATCGCGCATTATTCGTCAATTGCAAAGAGCTTATTCTACTGATTTGCTAGGTAATGGTGGTTTTTTAGGAGGTCGAGATAGCTGGGGAGTCTTGAATATGATTATGAGCGACACGCAGGGAACGCCTCGCACTCGTCACAATCGTAAATCTTTTTATCGCAAGAATTATGTAGATTTTTATTTAGATACAAGTGGCCTAGGTTCCGATGAAGAAGAGTATGGAAGATTTGGAAAAATTGGCAAACAAGAAGGAGGATATCCCTATAAGGTGTCCGGTTGGCTTCAAAAGCAACTTCTTGGAACGACTATAGGAGAGAGCAGCGATTTACGAGAAAATTTGCAATTTATTTCCACCAATGATTATCAAGAAACCTTATATTATCCAGCCAAATTGAGTGATCTTCAGGACGTTAATTTAATAACACTTCCAGATTTGGGATATAATATTTCATATAAGTTTGATTATGCGACCGATCGTCTTTTTGTTGGTGAAGTAGGGCGTAAAAAAACTCCTGATGCAACTCTTCTTTTTAAAGACAACGCGAAAGGCCTTCGTAGTGGTCCCAACAGCGCTGATAGCGCCTTTGCATATGGTTTTGATATTCAAATGTTTTTATCTGACTTAGGGCCACAGCAGGATGAACCCATAAGGGGTCGTAATTTACAGCGAGATAATGCCCGAATAAGAATTACGGAATATAATAATCAATCTGCAAAAGTAGCATCTCCCGCTGCTGAGCTTTTGGGCGATGAGGCGGAAGATAAGGTGCGCACCTTCGGTAGCTCTAATGATGAATCTGGAATTTTAAAAGACATGACCTATGAATTTATAGCCAGCGATGATACTTTAATAAATATTATAGATAACTGGCTTGATACTTATCGTTCAGTTAACTTTCGTCCCACGCCAACACGTAAGCGTAATCTTTCTTTTGAGGAAACTTATCCTAAATTTAGCGCCACATTTGAGTCTCACTCTTCCACGGCGCCGCAAATTGTCTTACTTACTGAAATGATTAACAAATCGGATGAGGGCGGATCTGTTAATATTAGCACTGTTAAATCTATATATGATGATTTTTTGACCACTGTTTTCAATAAAATAGTAGAAGATATTGGCAACAATGAAGAGATGTTTTTATATGGAGCCGCCGCCGATGGTCTTACCATAAGTGATATTGAATATTTAGATCCGGATACCGGAGAACTTTATGCCGAAACCGAGATCGAACAGGAAGACGGCACCACCGCTCCGCTGAGCAACAAAAACATGATTTTGGGCATTAGTCGATATCAATATGAAGTAGAAAATGGTGAACGAGACGGACCCAATCGCATCTTTTATTTGAATCCTCAAGAATATGGAGGTTCATATATTAACCCTCCCCTGTATATTGCTCCATTAAAACAGCAGGGCTGGTCTGGTATGGTTGACATCTTATTTCCAGAGCTTAATTCGTGTGGAAATCCGGTTACTGATTTAGTAGATTTTGACAATCTGGATTCTTTGATTAATCAAGTGCACCCCTCTATGCCGGAAGATATGCGCGCCCACGAAGGAGATTGCGATGTTGAACTTCCATACGATCGTATTTTAAAGCGCGCCGATAAAACCGGTATTGAAGGACTTTTAACTGCAGCAATTCGCATTCATGGTAGTATTCACCTTATTCTTTCAATGGCTACGTTTACTAAGTTTAAGCCTTCATTCCCTAATGTATTTAGTAACATTTATACACAATATATTATTGAGGAAATGGAAAAAAGCTTCAAAGATGCTCAGCCTGATTTTCCGGAATTATTTAATACTTTTAAAGATTATGAATTTTGGTATGCATTTTTGGAGCAAGCTGTACAGACCTATGCTCGTCGCTTAGATGATGAACGCGCACCTCGCGATCCGCCCCCAGAAGTACAGAAAGCTTTGGAATTTTTAAGAGGCACTCAAAACAAATATGTTCAGCCAGACCGACAACAATTGCAATTGGCTAAGGATAGTGATGAGGTCCCCCGAATTAGAACTCTGAAAAACTATCAACTCCAAAAGCGCCTTGAGACGGTCGCCGCTACTGAAGATTCTGCCAAAATTATTTTAGCGGAATTGGTTAATGAACAATTAAATTATATGGGTGACAAGCTCTCTGCAAATTTAGCCGAGCTAGGAATGGGTTCTGAAAGTGAAGATGGGTATATTACTGATATGCAATATTATCTATTAGAAAACTTTACACAAGGCTCCTATTTGACCCCCAGCACTAATTTGAAAGAAGAGGTCGTTGGCCTTCCAACAGAGGGCGATGAATATTATACTACCGGCGGCGAGTTTATAGTAGATATAGATCAGAGTGATGAGGTGTCTTTTGCTACTAAAGGAGATGATTACATAGGTCCCTACCACGTGCACGTCGGAAACGATGGCACGCCAACATATATGGCGGGCGACTTTCACACTGCTACCTCGCATGATGTTTTAAAACCGACCGCTGCAAACATTGTATTGCCTATAGGAGACGTTGCAGAATATGGATTCGACGCTGTAAGTTCCACCACAGAACCTTTTGTGTTGGAAAAATATATCTCTCTTAACAACGTAAAGTATGCACCTTCAGTAGCTATTGCAAAAATTAGAGATAATGAAAGTGATTTAAATCTTTCGGATGTATACCCTGGAACACTTGAGGAGACATTAGATACAACTGGTAACGTTAGTGGCATTAAAGGACAGCTAGGTGCTCGCTATGGCTTACAATTTTCTATAATGGTGGATGATAACAAATGCGAACTTGTATCGGTAGAGATGGATATGCTGGACCTTAAAACGTCAGCCGCATTACCATTTGATGGCGATTCTCGACTAATGTTATGCATGCTGGAGTACTTAAAAAATAATGATTTATTTGCTCTCGTTACAAAATACATTTTTCCATTATCTAAAATTCTATCAACTGTAGCTATTTATAATGATATGGCTTTTCTTCCTTCGATTGGTGAGATAACGGTTGCCTTGGGCGATGGTTCTGGTTTTAAATCTGATTTTGAAAGTAAGCCGGGAATGGGACTTAGCGTGGACGATGATGGAAACGTAGAGGCCACCTTATTGAATGAAGGATGGGCTAGCTATCAAGAAAGAGATTCTTTCTGGGGTAATGGATTATTTAATCAAAAATGGGACAAATGGGATCAAGATTTATTGAGCAAGAGCAATAAGAGGATAAAGAGTATCTTTAAAGGATTTTATTTTAGCAGAGATTTTAAAATTGGAGATCTCGGATTGGATATTGATCCTTCCGCAGCATGGCTTAATCGACTTAAAGAGGCCTTTGTGCCGGCCGCAGGCGACAATCTTCTTCCGAGATGGCAACGTCGGCGCCTGCGCCGCTCTCGGAATAAAGATAAACGTTGTAATTAATTAAAAGGAGAGTGAAAAATGTCATCAATCGGATTGCGATTTCCCCTTGAATATAGTGATTCTCACGGTTTTCAAATGACCCAATCAATTAAACAAGTAGTAAGACAGCATCTTAAGATGATAATATTAACGACACCCGGCGAACGTGTAATGTTTCCGGAGTTTGGAGTGGGCATAAAACAATTTCTCTTCCAACATAATGACTCGGATATTTATACTCGTATTGACCAGCGTATTTATAAACAAGTACGGGATTATATGCCGGGCGTAACTATTAAAAATATTTTATATGATACATCGAATATAGATTCGGCCTCTATAGGGATCCGGATCATTTATGAGATCCCCTCCTATTCTGTGCAAGATTTATTAGAATTTACTATTTAAGATGAGGATTTATAATGTCGGACGAACCTAAAAAAATTGTACCTATTAACTATACACGTCGAACTTTTACCGGTATTCGTGACGAGTTAGTCCAACTAACCGAAAGATATTATCCCAATACTTTTCAAGATTGGAGTGAGGCTTCTTTTGGGGCACTAATGCTAGATGCAGTAGCATATGTGGGGGATCAGTTAAATTTCTATCTTGACTATAATGTCAATGAGTGCTTTTTAGACACCTCGTATCAATACTCCAATATCCTGCGTCATGGTCGAGCGCTCGGCTATAAGCATACTGGCAATCCATCTCTTCACGGCCGAGTTTCTTTATATATTTTAATACCCGCTACCGTAACTGGTATAGGTCCCGACCGCTCTTACTGTCCGTTATTAAGGCGCGGCTCTACGTTTACTGCGCAAAATGGAATTGCTTTTGTATTAACCGAGAATGTAGATTTCCGCGATTTAAAAAATCCCACTGTTGTGGCTCGCGTGGATACAAATACCGGTTCTCCTACATATTACGCCATCAAGGCAGAGGGTTCCGTAGTCTCCGGAAACTTTACGACCGAGACCTATCAGTGTGGCTCTTATGAGCGTTTTAAAAGAATTCGCATTGATGAAAATGTAGCCGAAATTATTTCTGTAGTTGACTCGGAAGGTAACGAATATTACGAAGTAGATTATTTAGCCCAAGATATGGTTTTCAAAGAGATGACCAATAAGAATTTTTTAAATGATAATGTGCCGTCGATTTTAAAGCCCATGCTGGTTTCTCGAAAATTTGTTGTAGAAAGAGATCGCAACAACACCTATCTACAATTTGGGAGCGGCAAAGAAGGGGATAGCGATGTGGTGGCTAATCCTCAACAAGTTGCGTTAAACATGTTTGGAAAAACTTACACCACTGATGTAACTTTTGATCCTACGCGTCTTCCCCAAACAATTAATTATGGAATCGTTCCCACTTCTACTACTTTAACAGTCGTAATGAGGACTAATAATGCATTTATTTCTAATATTGGAGTAGGCGGCTTAAACAAGGTAAATAACGCGCGCTTTAAATTTGGAGATCCCAAGCTATTAACCAGATCCAAAACCTCCAATGTGGCTAATTCTCTAGAGGTGCAGAATGAGTTGCCTATAATCGGTAAGACATCTTCACCTACGTCAACTGAAATTAAAAGACGAATTTATGACACTTTTCCTACTCAAAACAGGGCTGTTACTCAGAGAGATTATGAGAGTTTAGCGTACCGAATGCCCGGCAAGTACGGTTCTATTAAAAGGGTATCTATTCAGAAA